TGACGGCTGAAATCGCCGCCAGCCTGATTCAAAACTCCGCCCGCAACAACGACATCGTTCTCGACTACGAGCATCAAACCCTGTTGGCAGCCGAAAACGGGCAGCCCGCACCGGCGGCAGGCTGGATCAAGGCACTGCGCTGGGCTGAGGGTGTTGGCCTGTTCGCCTCGGTGGAATGGACAGAGCGCGCCGCCGCATTGATTGCGGCCAACGAATACAAGTACATCAGCCCGGTGATCGGGTACGACCGCAAAACGGGTGCGGTGACTAAAATTTTTAACGCCGCGCTGACCAACAATCCTGCCATTGACGGCATGGAGGCGGTCAGCGCCCGGTTGACCGCTGAGTTTAATCAACAGGAGAACCTGAGTATGGAAATCGAGGAGTTGCTGCAACAACTGCGCTGGATGCTGAATCTGCCCACGCTGGCCACGACGGAAGAAGTCATTGCCGAACTGCAAAAGGCGATTGACCAGATCAAGCAAGGTGACGGTGAAGCGATTGCCGCCAACACGCTGGGCATTGTCGGTCTGTCCCAGTCTCGCGCGGCTGACATCGCCGTACTGACGGCCAAGGTGGACACGACCACGGCGGCATTGACAGCCGCCCAAGCTGAGCTTGCTGCCTTGAAGGCGGAGGCGTTGGACAAAGAAGTATCCGGCCTGATCGAGGCGGCACTGAGCGCGCGCAAAATCGCCCCGGCTCAAAAGGAGGCAATGCTCGAATTGGGCAAAACCCATATCAGTTTGTTGCGCTCGATTATCGACACCGCCGTTCCGGTGGTGGCCTTGGGTGAGGCAGCGCCTGCCGAATCCTCTGCTGTGTCGCTGACTGCCGACATCAACATCCCATCCGGTTACAGCGTTGCTGCCGATCAGTTGGCGATTGTGGCCAAAGCGCAGGCGTATGCGCGCCAAAACAACACCGATTTTGAAACTGCACTGAAAGCCGTGGAGGGCTAAACCATGAAACAGAATATCTCGATTTTTGATTTGAGCGTTGTGGCCACAGCGGCCATCGCCAGCAACACCTTTGTTGCTTCGGGCGGTGTCACCGCGACGGCTGCGGGTAATGCGCTGGGGGTTGCTGATACCTCGGCCACCATCGGTCAGGCGGTCAAAGTGGCCGTACTGGGGACGGCACTGGTCACCGCAGGGGGAGCCATTCCGGCTGGCTCGGCCGTTGAAGTCGGCGTGGGTGGTGCGGCCGTCGTCAAAGCGGCAGGCGTCACCGTCGCCCGCGCACTCGGTACCGCTGTAGCAGCAGGCGATTTGATCGAAGTGCTGCTGATCGCAAACTAATTCACAGGAGCAAACCAACATGGCAATGAATCAAAATCAAATCCGCGTCATCGATCCCATCCTGACCACCGTTGTGCAAGGCTACAGCAATGCCGAACTGGTCGGCTCGGCGCTGTTTCCTGCTGTGCCCGTGGATGTGGCGGGCGGCCAGATCATCGAATTTGGCAAGGAAGCCTTCATGCAATACGACACCCGACGCGCACCCGGCGGCTCGACCAAGCGGGTCAGCATGGGCTATCTGGGGCGGCCGTATGCAGTCGAAAACCATGCGCTGGAAGCGCTGGTTCCGGTCGAGTATCAGCGTGACGCGCAAGCGGTTCCCGGCATCGATCTGGCTACCACCCACGTCAAGTTGACGATGGAGGCCATGCACATGGGGCTGGAAGTCCAGCAAGCGGGCATTGCGCGGAATGCCGCCAACTACGACATCAATCACAAAATTGCGCTGGCAGGCGTAACGAAATGGTCTGATCCAACCAGCAAGCCGCTGACCGATGTGCTGGCTGCCAAAGAAGCCGTGCGGGCGTCGAGTGGTCGTTATCCGAATGTGCTGCTGCTGGGAGCCAAGGTGTTTGCCGCCTTGCAGGGTAATGTGAGCGTGCAAAATCGCTTCCAGTACACGACCGCGGCCTCGGTGACCACCGACATGCTGGCGAATTACTTTGGCGTTGACAAGGTTGTCGTCGGCGCTGCGGTCACGTCGAGCGATGCGGGCGTTTTCAGTGACATCTGGGGCGGCGATGCGGTACTGGCCTACGTGCCTGCCAGCTTGTCCACCATTCAGCAGCCGTCGTTTGCCTACACCTACACACTGCGCGGCAACCCGTATGTCAAGCAGCCGTATCTGGACAACAACCGCGAAAGCTGGATTTACGGCGTGCACTTCGAGCGCGTCCCAGTGTTGACGGGTATGCAGTCCGGCTTCCTAATTCAGGCCGCAGCTTAAAGGGGCGGGGAATGGCTAAGTATCAGGTTTTTCAGCCGATCAAGACTGAATCTGGGGTAGTGACCGAAGGTTATGTCGAAATCCCTGATTCTGAAGTGAGCGAACTGCGCGAGCTGGGGGTGATCGGTGATCCCGACCCCAGCGGCGAAGTCGTGAAGTCCAAGTAGCCAGCCATGCCCTACGCCAGTCAAGTCAACATGGTTGCCCAGTTCGGTGAACGCGAAGTGATTGCGCTCACCGACCGGGCGCGTGTGGGCTTGATTGACGTAGGGGTGCTGAATGATGCCCTTAATCGGGCATCAAGTTTAATCGACAGCTATTTGAGTGACCGCTTTGGTGCGCCGCTGACCTCCACCCCGGTGGAAATCATCGACGCCTGCTGCGACATCGCCCGCTACAAGCTGTGTGGTTCGGATGCGCTGGGGTCGGACGAAATTCGCAATCGGTACAAGGATGCACTCAAGCTCTTGCAGATGGTGCGCGACCGTGAGCTGAATATCGGCTTGACGGCGGCAGGGGCAGCGATTGTGGAGACTGCTGGCGTGCGATTTACCAGTCGTGCGCGAGCCTTTACCCCGGATGGGCTGCTGGGGCGCATTTGATGATTGCTCAAATCGAAACGGCCATCATCAACCACATCAGGCTGGCTTCTCAAGCGCCTGCACTGGGCTACCGGCTGGCTTGTGTTGAGTCCTATGCGGGGGAATTGGACGATGACTTTGCGCAGGCGGTGCGCCGCTTTCCGGCAGTTTGGGTCGCGTTCAAAAATTCTGACGAATCCAAACCCTACGGGGCATCCAAATACAAATGGGCAGTCGATTGCACGTTTGCTGTTTTGACCGGGGCGCGTAATCCGCAAGACCCTTCGGCGGCACGGGCGGGGACAGTGCGTGAACCGGGTGTGTATCAAATCAGCGAACACGTTCAGCAGATGCTGCTGATGCAAGATTTCGGACTGGCGATTAGCCCGATGCAGCCAATGGGCGCGCAACTGCGCATCAATACTCGGCTGGGCAATGAGCCGGTTGCGGTCATTGTGCAGGAATGGCGCACCCGCTACATCCTGCAAGCGCCGATAGGTTCGGACGGCGTGGCCGGGGCAATCAATCCAGCCGAAAACTGGCCGATTGCCCAGCCGCCAGACTGGTTAAGAGCGAATCTCAATTACAGCCTCAACCCGCCCAGCGGGAAAACGAACGCAACCGATACGATTACTCTGAAATAGAAAGGAAAATCATGCAAGTACAAGCCGCAGCCGGACTGAAAGTGCCAATGGAAGACAAGCCACACGACTACATCACCGATGCAGCCGTGGCGGATGTGCCTGACACGGCTTATTACCAACGCCGCATCAGCGATGGCGACCTGATCGTCGTTACTGTTGCCGCCCCTGTCATCAATCAAGGAGCTGCATAATCATGGCATCCGCTAACGTCTCTTTCAGCAACATCCCGTCCAGTATCCGCAAGCCGGGCAAATACTTCGAGTTCAACACCGCGCTGGCGGTGCGCACACTGCCGGGTAATCTGCAAAAAACGCTGATCGTCGGCCAGCGTCTGGCTGCCGGTACGGTGGCGGCCAATACGCCGGTGGATGTGTTCTCCGATGTGGAAGCCGCAACCTATTTCGGGCGCGGCTCGATTGCTCACCTGATGGCGCGCGCGGCCTTGCAGGCCAACAACCATCTGGCGCTGACCATGGTCGCGCTCGATGATGCACCGGCCTCTGCCGCAGCTACAGTGCCGATCACTTTCACCGGTACCGCCGCAGCAAGCGGGAGCGCCACCTTGAGTGTGGGCAATCAGACTGTCGTCATCGCCATCAGCAACGGCGATACGCCAGCGGTGATGGCCGCTGCCTTGGTTGCGCAGATTGCCAAGCAGCCCGATTTGCCGGTTACCGCAACCTCTGTCGCCGGTTCCGGTGTGGTGGCGCTGACCGCGAAAAATAAAGGCACGCTGGGTAATGGCATCAAAATCAACGCCTCCATCACTGCAACGACCGCCGTCTTGGTATCCTTTGCGGCAATGACCGGGGGCGCAACCGATCCGACCCTTGCCACCGCACTGGCCACAGTATTCGCTGCTGGTCACAACATCATCGTTTCCGCATGGAACGATGCGGCTAACCTGACCGCACTGCGCACCCATCTGGACAGCGTATCCGGCGCACTGGAGCAACGGGGGGCAATCGGCATTTACGCGCACACCGGCACGCTGGCGCAATCGACCACGCTGGCCGCCAGCATCAACAGCGGACGCATCAGCGGCTTCCTGCTGCCCAGCGGGCTTGAAAACAGCTTTGAAGTGGCCGCAGCTTATGGCTCCGTGGTTGCCAGCGAAGAAGACCCGGCGCGCCCGCTCAATACGCTGCCGCTCACCGGCATCATGGCGAATCCGCTAGTCAATCGTTTGGGGCGAACCGAGCAAGAAAATGCGCTGTACAACGGCGTCACGCCTTCCGAAGTCGGTCCCGGCGATAAAGTCCAGATCGTGCGCGCCATCACCACCTACACGCTCGACCCGCAGGGTGTACCGGACACCAGCCTGCTGGACTTGACCACGATCCGCACGCTGGACTACGTGCGCCGAGCCTGCCGTGAGCGCATCGCCCTGCGCTTCCCGCGCGACAAGTTGTCCGGGCGTACCGCCGATAAGGTGCGCTCCGAGCTGCTGGACGTGCTGTACAAGCTGGAAGAGCTGGAGATCGTGCAAAACGTCGATCAGTGGAAGCCCGGCTTGATTGTCGAGCGTGATCTGCAAGACCCGAATCGCCTGAACGCCAAAATTCCGACCAACGTGGTGAATGGCCTCCACGTGTTTGCCGGACGCATCGACCTCATTCTGTAAAGGAGAAACAACATGGCACTGCAAGAGTATCTGGGCGCAATCGTGATGGAAGTGAACGGCCAAGAGGTCGAGATCGAATCGCTGGATGTCACGACCAAGACGGGTCGCAAGCTGGTCAAGACGATGAACAAAACCGGGCGCGCCAAAGGGTTTGCGCGCGGCATTGAGGAAATCGACCTGAAGGTAACCGCCGTCATTCCGCTCACCGGCAATATCGACTGGAAAGGCATCGAAGGTGCAAAGATCGTCGTCTATCCACAAACCGCTGGCGGCCAGCGCACGGCTTACTATGACTGCTTCACCGTCGATGTGGGCAAGAAATACACCGTGGACGGCGAGGCCAAGCAGGATTTGAGCATGGCAGCGCTGAGGGAAGGGGTTGAGTAATGAGCGCCATGACACAGCAAGGCATTCTTCCGGTCGGCATTGAAGTGAGCGGCGTGCTACACCGTGAATTTGAGCTGCGCCCGCAAAAGGTACGCGACTCCATCGAGGCGCTCAAGGACGAGCGCGCACAAGCGGACGAAAGCTGGCTTGGGCTGGTATTGCAGTGCCGCCAGATCGTCAAACTGGGGACGCTCAAGCCTGAGCAGATCACGCCGGAACTGCTGATCGACCTGTATGAAGTGGATATGCAGGTATTGATGGAGGGCGCGGCCAAATTGCGCGAACGCCTGCGCACCTTTCGAGCAGAAAGCGGGCAAGCTGCGCCGTCTGCAACTGGCACTGCTTAAAATCGGACTGGATTGGTCTGCGGTGCAGGAGGTGGGCGAGGAAGAGGCGTTATCCCTGCTCACCGCTTATGCAGAATTGAACGGGGCGAAGACGGGGACATCCGAAAGCAGTAAGCGGTTTGTGTCAAAGCGCAAAAAGCGGGCGTAGTTTTAACAGCAGCCAAGCTTCGCCTGCCAGCAGCGCAGCGCTACCGCCAAGGATAAAGCCTGTTTCAAAGTGCGTTGCAACAAGGCCACTGACGACGCTAGTCACAGCAACAGTCAGATAAAAAACCGGAATGGTGAAAAACGCTGATAGCTCGGCCAAGTTGGAGGCGGTTCGGTCACGACGCAGCGCAACGGCGGCATTGCGCGTCGCCCACAGAATGGTCAAGGCCGGTATGGCAATCACCGTCACATATAACCATGAAAGGTAATCCGTCATCATGTCTTCCACGCTTGCCCTTGCGTTAAAAATCACCGCTATCAATGCGGCTTCATCTGCTCTCGGCCAAGTTACCTCCGATACGCGCACTCTGGCAAAATCCGCCGATGAAATCAAGCGCAAATTTAGCGATGCGTGGGTAGAGGTCGCCAAGGGTGCGATTGCCCTGCAATATGCACTGCCGAAGTTTTCCGGCATTGTGAAGCCCGCCGCCGACCTAGAGGAAGCCATGCTGTCAGTGCGCTCCAATCTGGGCAGCAACACCATGGCAGCAGCGGAACTGAACGACAAGTTGAAAGAAGTCGCCAAGACTTCCGAGCTGATCGCTTCCAAAACCCGCATCTCAAAAGTGGGCGCGACCAATATCCAGAATGAATTGCTCAAGGGTGGTCTGGCACAAGAGGACATTGGCGGAGATAAAGGGGCGGCCATGTCGGTGGCTTCACTGGCCACGTTGTCCGGCATGGATGAAGGCACGGCGGCCACAAACATCGTCAATATCGGCTCCATGTTCGGCCTGCAAAAGGAACAGTACGGAGAACTGGCTGACACGCTGGTACGAGTGGACGACGCCGCCGCAACCAGCATCCCCAAGTTGGTATATGGTTTGCAGGGCGCAGGCTTTACAGCTCGTGCCTTGGGTGAGAATGCAAAGAGTACTGCCATTACGCTGGCAATGCTTTCACCGTTGGGCGAGATGGCCGGAACTTCGCTCAACCGTATGCTGGAAAATACAACCGGTAAAACTCCGAAAGCCCAAAAGGCGATGATCCAGCTTGGTTTGGCGACCGAAAAGGCTGGGAAATTCAGCAGTAAATTCTACGAGAACGGCAAGTTTATCGGTATCGCCCGCTCGCTCGATATGATTCGGGAAAAGCTCAAGGCGGTGAAAGATGATGGGAAGCGCATCCATCTGGCCGAAGTGATCTTCGGTGAGGAAGGCGGACGCGCTGCGCAAGCTGCCTTGCTGGCGGGCAAGGGATATAAAGAGATTGCTGCCGCTGCTGAGGACAGCTATAGCCAGATGCAGAAGCTGGATATTCTGATGGGCGGCATGAATGCACAGGCGGATCGTTTCAAGAATAGCTGGCAATCATTGCTTGCAGAGGTATTTGACCCTCTAAAAGGGACGCTCACCGAACTGCTCAAGCAAATGGCTGATGGTGCGGACGGTCTGAAAAAACTGGCCGCCGAAAATGATACGGCCAAAAACGTGGCCAGTATCGGCGCTGCCGCCATTGGGGCAGGTTTCCTCGGCTATGCCGGAATCAAATTCGGCAAGGGGATCAAAGGGGCATTGGGTGGCATGGCAGGCACCGCCAAGGGTATTGCTGCGGGTAAGGCAGTCGAGGCTGCCACCGGTGTGACGCCGGTATTCGTGACGAACTGGGGGGATGCCAAGGACGGCGCTAAAAGTGTTGCAGGACAAGCCGTTGAGGTCGCAGAAACCGCTGCGGCGGCATCTGGGGCTGGCGGCCTGATCGCAAAACTGAAAGATTTGGGCAAAGTGGCACTATTGTTTGGCGGATCCAACCTGAGCACGGTCTTGCGTGGCGGGTCGCTTGCGTTGGGTACGGCCGGTGCGGGTGTGGTTGCTGCTGGCGGTGCCGGATATGCGCTCGGTTCTGCCGGATACGAGCATCTGATTCGTGGATCGGGGATGGATGACCGAATCGGGGAAGCGCTTGCCGTAATCATGGCAAAGATGGGGAATCAAGATGCCAGACAAGCGCTCGAAATCAATCTGCATCTCGACGGTCAGCAAATCACGCAAGTGGTGAACGCGGCCAATACCCGTACATCTCGCCGCAACTGAAGCGGAAGTCTTTCCGCCTTACCCCCCCTCGTGCGCGCGCGTAATGTGTGCGCATGTGGCCTGATACCTATCTGGACTCGCGTTTTCGCGGAGTTATCTTTGATTGCCTTTCGCTGGGCGAAGAAATTACGCGCGCCACCGTCGCGCACAGCTATCCGTTCCGGGATGGTGCTGAAATTGAAGATTTGGGATTGCAGGCAACGCGTCATAAAGTGCGCGCTACGCTGTTCGGTAACAACGCTGACCGACAGTTGCAGCAACTCAAAGATGCTTTGGATGCGCCGGGATCGGGCGAGTGGGTACATCCCATTTATGGTTTGCTGCATGTGGTGGTGGAGGGATACAGTCCGGCCTTTGATGCCGATTCCACCGACTCGGTTGCGCTGGATATATCTTTCGTCGAGTCATCTCCGCGCGCAGCGTTTTTTGATTTGGCCATCCCAGAGGCAAAACTAAACGCCTTAGAGGCTTCGTCCGCCGACACGTTTAGCTTTGGCGCTTCGGCTTTCACGCAAACACTACGCAGCAGCATCGCTCAGGCAAACAATAGCCGACTGGCGCAACTGGTCGCCACGATGAGCCAGTCGGTGACGCAACTGTCTCAGTTAGGTGCGGCCGTTCAAAATTCTGTGCAAAGTTATCTGGACGCGCCAGCCGCGTTTTTGTCTGACATCAACAATATGATGGGGGGATTGATCCCCCATTTCGGGTTGCCCGGATCAGGTGTGAGTGCGGCTGTCGGTGTCAATTCGGCAGGCTCGACCGTATCGCCAGTTCAAAATTTTTACTCCGCGCAAAATCAGCTTGCGCAGGCTACTGCCGCTGCGCCTATTCTGGCAGGTTCGACCGTCGCCCAAATTGCAGATGCAGCCCTGATTGCCTCTGGCGTTCAGATGGTGGCCACGCTGACCCTATTAAGGGTTGCCAGCGGTATCCTGACGCAAGAATTGGCTGTGCCATCGGCTACGCCGCAGCAGATCGAGGTCATATCCAATGCCGTTCGCGCATCTATTCAGGCACAAATTGACGCGCTGCCAGCGATATATCCTCTGGAATTGAACCGCCCGGTAATCGAGTCATTCAAAAATGCTGCGTTACTCGTTCAACAGGTCGCAAAACTGGCGATTGAAACCCGCCCACCGCTGATTGTCCGTCCCGCACCCGTGGCGGGCAATCTACGCCTGATCGCCCATGCGATGTACGGCGATCACAGCCGTGCGTCCGAGTTATTCCGACTCAATCCTGCGCTTCGTGCGCCCAATTTCGTTGCGCAGGGGGACATGCTGAATGCCTTCTCAAAATGATGTATTGATTTTGTCTATTGGAGGCCGGTCTCATGCCGATTGGATCACTTACGAGATCGACTCTGATCTGCTCACGCCTGCCGATGCATGGCGGGTCAGCTTGGGCTGGGCACACGCCTTG